GATCAACAATGGTTGGCATGGCACAGGTTACTTCTCCAAATATGGCAAAAAATACAGAACTCTTAACAAGAGTTGCAACAGAGCCAGGTTTAAGTCAAGCACAAATAACAGGAAGAGTTGAAGCCTTGTCTTCAAGGCTTGGATCACAAGGAAGATATTTGAGAGAACTTGGAGCAGTAACTGCAAGAACTCAAAAAAATATTGTTGTTGGAGACTCTACTTTATTGCTACCAAAAAGAATATTAGAACAAGCATCAACTGTTGATGATATGGGTATGACTGTTGGTTTTTTAAGTCAAGAAGCAATGGCATCTAGGGGGAATGCGGTTAGAATATCTATAGCAAGAAGAGCAGCCGAAGACGTAAACCCAACTGTTAACTTTATATATGGTGGAAGATTAGTTCCAGGGCAAAAAAATATTAGAAAACAAATTGTAGAAGCAAAATCACTTTATAGTAGTACTCTTGCAATTTTAGAAGAAACTGGTAGATCTCCAGAAGCTATGATAAAAGCTGGATTAGTTACTTCAAAATTTGAAGCAGAAAGAGTGCTAGAAACATTTGTTCCACTAACTGAAGAACGGAGGTCGTGGAGCATATAAAAGTTTTAGTAGACTTTATAAAAGAACTGGAGTCGGCTATGCAGGAATTGGAAAAGGAGAAGGAGCAGAACAAATCGTATCTCTTGTTCAATCTTTGGCTGGTTCAGCAGACTCAGATACAATTACTGCTCAAAGAGGTTTGGTAATGTCAATGGCTGACATGGGGGATGAATTTTCTACGTTTGTTCCAAGAGTATCTGATGAAGCTATAACAGAAGGAGCAAGAATTGGCGGAAGAGCAGGAATTGATTTAGCTACAAGATCTTCTGCCACAGCACAAAGAGGTATGCTTGAATCAGTTCTCAAAAGAGGAATGGAAGATTCTGGTTTCTTTGGAAGAATACAAGAAGCATTTTCTAGTTCAAGAATAGACGCTGGAATAGGTGGAACAAGCGCACTTGCAGATAGAATGGCAAGAAACACAGCTTTAATTGATAAAGTAACAAAAATTAAACCTGGAGTTTATAAGGGTGTTGCAGCTGTGGCAGCGATAAGTGCCGGTTACTATTTAGGTAGAAGAAGTCAAAGACAAGGACTATATGACGAAGTAATGCACCAACAGCCCACTGAAGCAAATATTGGGCCAATGGGAATTGCAGAGTTTAATAGACTAGATCAAGAGCTAGCAGCACAATCTTCTTCTAGGAGAGACCCTTTGGTCACAGCCGGTGTAGTTGGCAATTTAGATAGAAATAAAATATCTCATACTCGTATGGGATCAGATAAATATAATCATCTTTTTGGAGCATAAGAAATGCCAGTAGGAAGACTTGTTAGTAGATATGGACCCTCGATTGCAGAAGGTCTTTCAACAGCTGGAAGAAGAGCTTTTAATTTTAGTGGGATGGGTAAAACCGGCGGAATTGCAGCAGGTGTATATTTTGGTTATAAAGGAATCAAAGGCTTTACTGATCAAGTAGTTCCAAACACAATAAACAATGCAATGGATGTAGCTTTTGGTGATCCAAACGCAGATAACATGGTATTGGGCACTGATTTAAGCCCATCTATGATGTATATGAACAGCGGACTTCCTGGAAGAAATATCGCAAGAGGAATGAATGTAGCTAGAACCGGAGTAAATACTGGTCCAGTTGGTGCAGCTATTCCACCACTTCTTGGTACTGCAATTGGAGCAGGCATTGGCGGAAGGATAGGTGGAAAATTTGGTGCACTAGCTGGTGGACTTGTCGGTGGAGCAGTTGGTACTGCAATAACAGGAAATAATATTATTGGTACAGCATCAAGAAATAGACAAATTATGACTCAATCACCATTTTACAATCAATCATTACTTACTGCAGAAAGACTTAACGCAAGTGGAAATATAGTTCTCGGTATGCATAATCAGAGGAGAGGCTAATGCAATTAAATCCACTAACGGGGCAAATGGAATATAACAACTCGTCATACGATCCACAAAACATGACTGCAGGTATGGCAATGCGTGGCATGGCAAAGGGTGATGTAGATGTTCCTTTATTATTTCAATTAACAGAATCCATTCCAGGGTTTTCTACAGCAACAGCAGTAAACTCAAGAAGATATGCAAATACTTTATTTAGAGGTGGATTTGCAGATGTCGGAGCAGGAGCAACTGGTAGAAAATTAAATAGAGCAAGAAAATTGGGCGGTTTTGTAGGAGACACTACAGCAGTTCCTGCTGGCTCTAGTGGGATGTTTCTTGGAGGCAACTCTCCATTTAAGTTCATGCAAGATTTTGCAAAAAAACGAGCTACTAGAGCAAATGCAACACCGTTTGTTCGTCAGTCGTTAAATACAAACTTTAGGCCAAGAGCACTCAATAGATTATCTAGTTTAACATCTTTAACTGGAGATAAATCTCTTGGTTTTTATACTCCATTTCAATCAACTTCTGGAATTATTGGCGGTCTTGCAGATAAGTCTCCTTCAGTCAGAAAACTTTTTAAACTTAATGAAGGAGACAAAGCTTTTTCTGGTGGCGTACTAGGCAGAATTGAATCAATTAACAGAATTAATAATCTTGAAAGCACGATTGTTAGAGGTACGGAAAAACTTGCTAGCGGTGGTGTGATGTCAAAACGTCAATCTATAAGATATGGAAAAGCAATCGCTCAAAAAGAAAAAGTAATACAAAATATAGCTAAAGTACAAACTCTTGCTAATCCTTCACTAGCAACAACTGCGCCAGCACGAGTTGTCGGATCAACAATGCCTGGGGTGCGAGCTGCATTAGGTTCCTCAGCTCCTGTGGGGATGAGAGGATCAGCAGCAACTAGACTGGCCGCTGCTAGATCAGCAGCATCAGCTGAAGCAGCAGTAAATATGATGAATGTTGCAGCAGATCCAACAAGAGCAGTTGCTTCTACTATGACAACAGGTAAAATCAGTAATGCCATAACAGGTTTTTATGCTGGTGTAGTTGATCCTACAAAGATGAGTTCCGCACAAAGGTTAATTGCAAAAAGAGTTACAGGAAGACTAGGTGGAATTGGAGGCTTTTCTAGTTTTGTGGATGATTTTGCCGCTGGTGGCAAGTATGCGGGCAACTTCATGGCAAGAACTGCTGGTGGAGCCAAAATGATGGGAATGGCTGGTCAGTATTTGCAATCAGGTGGCTCAAAAATGGTGGCAGCAAAATTTGCTGGAATGGGAGCAGCTAGAGCAGCTGGTGGTTTAATGACTCCATTAAATGTTCTAGCTACAGGCCAACTAATATATGATATTGGTAAAGGTATTGGAAAAATTGCAGTTGCAGGACAAAACTTTGCAAAAGATGCGCTAAAATCTATGCAGGGCACAATCGATAAGCCAATGTTTGGAGCAGGATTTAAAGATAACGAAGTAGCAGCAACTTCAAGGGCTAGAGGCGTAATGGCAATACAAAACTCAAGATTAAACGCAAGAAGTCTACTTGGTTCTGAAGCCTCTATGATGGCAGCACATTTTGGATAATTATGACTCAAACATTAAAAAATAAAACTCTAAAATTTAGACAAAGTTTAGAAAAACTTTCTAGAGAAGATCTTATTGAAATAATAAGAGAACAAGATCCAGAAACAATTAAACAAGTAAACAGAATCGAATGGGTGTTTAAAAATAAACTTCAGCATCTTAACTGGATGGATGGAGAACCAATTGTAGAAAGGCCTCTTAGCAATAAAGAGTTAGCGCTATTAATTGATGAGCCATTTGAGATTGATATGGAATTGTTGGAAGCGGGCATTTCAGCTGAACAACAAAGGCAGATACATATTGCAAAAGATCCATGTGTTTGGGCAAAACAATTTTTAGAAGCAGAAACTAGAGTTTATCAAACTCTGATTTTACGAGATCCAGGATTAAGAAAAGTTCTTAGAGCAGGAAGACGTCTTGGAAAAACATTTAGCATGGCTATTTATCTTCTTCATTATAGCTACACCCATAAAGATGGCAGATGTCTAGTTATTGCGCCAATGAAATCTCACGTTGAATTAATCTATCAAGAAATTGTAAGACTTGCATCTAAAAATGAAATAGTACTTAATTCAATAACAAGAAAAGTAACAAGCCCTCAATTTATGATTCAATTCTCTAATGGATCAACAATCAGATTCTTTACATCAGGTATGAGATCTGGTGGCAAATCAGACGTAGCCCGTGGTCAAGAAGCACACGTAATTGTTTTGGACGAAATGGACTACATGCACGCGGACGATCTCGATGCACTTTATGCAATGTTGCAGAAAACAGCAGAAGATCAACCTGATAAAGTTTTGATAGGCGCATCAACTCCAACTGGTAGAAGAGAAAGATTTTGGGAATGGTGTAGATCAGGAAGATTCCAAGAATTTTGGTTTCCTTCTTATTGCAATCCATTTTTTAGTAAAGAACAAGAAGATGAATTTAGAGAACAATATTCTGAAATTGGATATAGACACGAAATTGAAGCTGACTGGGGAGAAGACGCAGAAGGTGTGTACCCTAGAAAGTTTGTTGACAAAGCGTTTGTTGAACCAGGATGGGACTACGCAACTGAAGTCACTTCAGCAAGAAACTTTTATACAATAGGTGTTGACTGGGATAAATATGGAGCCGGCACAAACATAGTGGTGCTTGAAGTCTGCTCTGATACATATGAAGATGAAAAGTTTAGAAATAAAGTAAAGCTTTGTTATAGAGAAGAAATAGAAAGATCTGAATACACATTAACAACAGCAGTCCAAAGAATTGTTCAATTAAATTCAATATATCAACCTAAACATATCTACGTGGACAGAGGCTATGGAGAGGTTCAAGTTGAACTGCTGCATAAATATGGTGTAGAAAATCCTATAAGCGGCCTTAGAGACAAAGTAAAAGGCGTTAGCTTTAGTGAAACAATTGATATTAGAGATCCATATACTAAGCAGCTAGTTAAAAAAGAAATTAAACCATACATGGTCGATAATTTAAGACAGTATTTAGAAAAAGAAGTTTTAAATATATCTGAAAAAGATACAGAAATGTATATGCAGCTTATATCTTATGTCGTAGTAAGAACTACTCAGACTGGAAGACCAGTCTTTGAAGCTAGTGGATCAGCAGTCGACCACGCACACGACGCCCTGATGTTGGCTTTATTAGCAATAACTGAAAACTATGGTGATCTTCATAAAGTAAAATATACAACAAGAACAGAAACATTTTCAAACACCTTTTTTATGCCAAAAGCAAATACAAACGAAGATGAAGATGATAAAATAGTAGCTGCAATACCACCAAGAGCCGAAAAACTAATGCCATCTAAATTTGGGTATAAAAAATCTTTTAAAAAAAGAGGCACGGCTCCAATTAAAAGAAAGACTTTTTAAGTATGCCACAGTATGGAATAGGCGATACAAATGCTGTTGAAGGTATATTTTCTGGCGCCCCAGAATCTGTTTCTGGCTACAACTCTTTAGACGCAAGGTATGCAAGCAGGAATATTGCAGGCGTTTTAGACACTTCAAATAGATATATCACTGAATTATCTCAAACTCCTATTAAAGAAGTCAGGTCAAACGTCTTTTACGCAGAAAATATTATTTCTGAACTTATTAATGAGATAGACTCAAATCTTGATCAAGTTAATATTAATTCTTATTGTAATTTAGAGTTAGAAACAGCTCATAAAGCAGTATGGAAAGATATTACAAAACACAATAATCAAGCAAAAGAAATGGAACTACCAAATTATGTTCCGTATAAAGAATATATTTATGCATCACAACATTTATGCAGATCGTGTAGAGATTTAGTAAAAAATTATGAACTATCTATTTCACATACTACTTTTGGTCATTTAATTGACATTAAAAAAATTCTTTTATACATCAAAAATGAAATTGTAATAATTAGAAATATTGTTACTCATCATTTAGGGGAGGAATATAAAGATGAAACAGAGGGCCAAATTGCCAAATATTTATCTGATTGGGCCAAAACAGCTACGCATTATACGAAACAGTTGGCCAAAGAAATCACAAGTCCTACGGCGACAATTCCTCAATCAGAAATAGAAAAAATCACTGAAAAGCACGCAGCACAATTTCAATCATTTTTTGCATTAAAAGTTAATTCATATATATCAGAAATACAAACAATTTCTAATTTACTAAAAAGAGATTGTGTTGATATGGCACAGACTTTTTATGCAAGCTACTTATTACCAGCGATGTCTTTTAAGTCATCAGTTATTGAACCACTAGTTTTTGATTTTACAACATCAACAATATCAGCTGACTGCCCAACTTTAATGGGCGAAGTTGTTATGGCAAATAACGCTGTTACAGGTAACTTAGGTTCTGTAACAACAGACTATATTGAAAGAAGAATTCAATTCTCTTCAAGAATGGATGGCATACTCCAATCACTTAGTCTTAAAAGAAGATATGTTAACTATATAGTTCAGCTTGAATCAATAGCAATACAAAGAGTAAAGATAATTTCTCAAACAACAGATGAAAATTTACAAGTATATAAAGACTTATTTGAATCAGCTCCAGTTGATTCGGAAAAAAGAAATAGTTTAAGATCTTCTCACTCTCAGCTTGATGATTTAGATGGAGACGCCCACCCACAATACCTAAGAAGAGATGGTGGTGTCATTACTGGAAAGATTGAACTAGGAGATGGAGCAACAATTGGTGGTATGCCGCTGAGCACACACTCGCATTCTGGCATAGATGGATCTGCTCCAATAAGCGCAAAAAGTATAGACTACACAACCGGAAGAGAAGAGTACTATAGCTCTTTAGGTGAAAACGGTTATTCTAATATGGCTTTAACAGCTTTAAATCAAAGTAACTTAATTGGCGGTGGCCTATACTTTGATGCAACATTTGAAATTGAAATAGATGATGATAAAGTTAACTCTTATGAGTTTGAGATATTGTATAACGAGATATAAATATGACTTGGTTTACATATACAAAAAATTCTACTACAACTTACGCGCCAGTAAGAAGAGAGATACAAATTCCTACTCTTACTGAAAATCTTAAAGTAGGTGATTGGATTCATGTCAACTTAGGTGACTTAGATATAGGTAGATTATACTATTATGAAGATGGACTTATAAAAAATAAGATTGATTCAGATGCTTATCTTGTTGTTTATGAAACTTCTAACTCGTACACTCCAACTTACAGTTTAATCGTTGGTGGATCTTCTAGTAATG